TGACTAGATATATGGAGTGTCGAGAAGATAAGGGTGTTTGTTTGTGCTTTTTTTTTTCAAGCAGAAGACGGCATACGAGGTATTGGCGTGACTGGAGTTCAGACGTGTGCTCTTCCGATCTGGGTGAGTCCAGCGGGGAATGTTAAAACGGGCGCAGAATTTGCCTACCGTTTTTGCATAGGGGATCACGGTTTTATCGAGGATCATACCGCGCTAAGCGATTGTGTTATAGAGGTGGAAATTTTGCGACAGTGTTTTAAAACAAAAAAGAAAATCCCATATGGTAAGTATAACCAAGCCCCGTGGCGTATTGTTCAGCGCAAGCCAGTAGAAGGCGATGCAAATATTCACGGGAGTATCACAGCATAGAGAAAGTGTTAGAATAAAAAATAAAAAAGTATTGACCGCCCCTAACAAAAAGTGTTAGGGGGCGGTTGTACGACTTTTGATCAATTTTTTCGCTAGCACTACTCCACACGTAAACCTCAAAAAAATATCAAGACCTGAATAGACGCAAAGACCTGAATAGACGCACAATACTCGCGGCAGCTCCCAAAAATTTTTCAAATTTTTGGTAATTTTTCACTTTACTTTGACCCCAAATTTAGAGTATAATATATGTTCTCAAAATCGAGAAAAGCAACTAGGAGAAAATATGAAAAAATTAGCATTACTATTGGCACTTTGTGTGGCACCTTTGACAGCATTTGCAGGCCCATACGTTAAGTACGAGAATGACGTAAGTTTTGAAAAATTCGATGAACTTGGCTCTTTCGATGACACCGTTGGCACTCTACGTGTAGGTTATGATCTTGGCAGCGTTTTCTACGCCGAGTACGGTAAATTCGGAGACGGCTTTGATTTTGGTACTGGCGAAAGTGCAGAGGTTGGCTATAAAGTCAATGTCGGCAAATTTCAGCTGAAAGGTAAAGTCGAAAGCACAAATACAGACGACTGGAACCATAAATTGGAAACCGAAGTTAAATATAGCTTTTGGTAGACCTTTATAGCTTTCTAACAACGCGCCTCCTTTATGGGGGCGTTTTGTTATACCCTAGAAAAATAATTCTTGACATTTTACGCCGTTCTCGGTATAATTCTAACCATGGCTAAAGAAGTAACTACAATTTCTCCAGAAGGACTAGAAATAGCAAACAGTTATTTGCAGTTTGGAAACATTCGTGCAGTTTGCGAACATCTTTGCGTGCCGGAAGAAACAGTAGTGTCCTCGTTAGCCAAACGAGAAGTAAAGCAGTATGTAGACACTGTCTACCTTGACATGGGGTATCGAAATCGATCAAACATTGGCAATTTAATGGACAGTATTATAGCTTCAAAACTAGAAGAAGCACAAGAAACACAAATCTATTCTAGTAAAGACTTAGCAGACTTGCTTCAAATGGCACATAAAATGCGCATGGACGAAATTAAAGCCCAGACGGAAATGGAAAAGGCTGTAAACGGTAATATAAAAAACCAAACAAATGTCCAAATAAACGAGAGTATTCCATTCGGGCAAGGCAACTACGGAAAGTTGATGGAGAAGTTACTAAGTGGACCAGGAAAAGAGTAGGCTAGATGAACTAGAAACTGAAACAAAGACGCACATTGTGCAATGCGAAGAAAGATGGAAGACCAATTTCAATCGTATGGATGATATAGATGAAAACCTGGAACGAATAGAGGCACGAACTATTGCTTTTGGTGCAGGTATCATCATATTTCTAGCAGGATTAGTAGTTACCCTACTAACAACAGGATAAAGACCATGAGTGAAATATATAAACGACGTCAGCGATTTTGCTTTCGAGATAGTGAAGGTGTAGAGCATAAGTTCTTAACCCAAGAAGACGCAGTAGCAGCCGGAGGTGAGTTGGCTACTGAAGTCGAAGAAGTTTCTTTAGAAGAAGCAGAAGAAGAATAGTGCAAGAAGTTATCTTACCGCATAAGAACCACAACTTCCATTTAGTCCATAAATTTGGGATGAATGAGGCTGTGGGCAGTGCGGAAGAGACTGTCTGGAGCCAAGGAGGGCTATACCCTTGGAGTTTGTTTGACTCAGGAGCTATCACAGTATATGCTCGCAGCACGAATACTGGGGACACTTCTGGAGTTCTGGAACTGGAGGGCTTAGATGAAAACTACAATATCCAAGTAGATTCCATCTCCCTAGCAGGACAGAGCTTGGTGCCCTCCGCAAAGCAGTTTACTAGAGTACTCCGAGCTAGATTTCGTGGAGTGGCTCATGTAGGAGCTTTAGAAGTATACGCCACGAATACTGTAAACAGTGCAAACATTGTTGCTCAGGTGCCCGCGGCTCAAAGCTCTTCAGAGGTAGCAATTTACACAGTTCCTAGGAATCATATCGCAAGGCTTACATCTTATACTGTTTCCGTGTCAAAAAATGTAGAAGCGGGAATTAGGCTAAAGAGTAGACTACCGGGCCAAAGTTTTACAACTGAAAGCCTTGCAGAAGTCTTTCAAAGCACTTTAGTACAAGAGTTTCCAAAAGGGCTTCAATTTAAAGCCTTAACCGACTTAGACTTTAGATGTGTGAATGCTGCAACCGCGGCATCTAATGCCACAGTAACTGTAACTTTCAATTTGTTAATTGAAAAAGGTTTCGGAGCATAATATGCCTAAAAAACGAAAAGTAAAAAAGAAAGACCCAAGATTAAAACGAGCGGGCGTCTCAGGGTATAATAAACCCAAACGCACGCCTGGACATAAAACAAAATCTCATATCGTAGTAGCGCGCTCTGGTGGCCAAGTAAAAACTATTCGATTTGGGCAAAAAGGAGCTAAAACAGCAGGCAAGCCCAAACCTGGAGAGTCTGCAGCTATGAAAGCAAAGCGTCGCTCTTTTAAAGCTCGTCACGCTAAGAATATCGCTAGAGGCAAAATGTCCGCAGCGTATTGGGCGAACAAGGTAAAATGGTAACTAAAAGACGCAAGGTACCAAAGGATAAAAAATGAAATATAAAACTAAGCGAGCCGCTAGAAAGGCAGCTAAACGTATTGGGTTGAGGGGCATTCACTCTCATGGCAGCGGCAAGAATAAAGTTTATATGGCAGGAAGCAGCCATGCAGCTTTTGAACGGGCCAAAAAACGAAAGAAAAAATAGTTTAACCTAAGGAAAAGTTAATGGCAGTTGAAATAAGCCGAAAAGATATAATCAGTACTGAGATAATAGAAATAGCTAGCGAAGACAGATACTTAAAGCTGCCTGTTGCTCCCTACTTAGAAATGCTTCAGATAGATCCTTTGCCTTCTCAGGTAGCTATGATTAACGCAGTGAACAACCCTAAATACCGATTTATCTGCGCAGCACTTTCTAGAAGGCAGGGAAAGACTTATATAGCAAACATTATAGGACAGCTAGTTTCTTTAATTCCCAATTGTAACGTACTTATAATGTCTCCTAACTACTCCCTTTCTCAAATCTCCTTCGATCTACAGCGGGGTCTCATAAAGCACTTTGACCTAGAAGTTACAAAAGATAACGCAAAGGATAAGGTTATTACTTTGTCCAACGGGTCTAATGTTCGTATGGGTTCCGTAAACCAGGTAGACTCTTGTGTAGGTCGAAGCTATGATCTTATTATTTTTGACGAAGCCGCGTTATCGGATGGCCGAGACGCTTTTAACGTAGCTCTACGTCCCACCCTAGATAAGCCAAACTCAAAGGCTATATTCGTATCTACTCCTCGAGGGAGAAACAACTGGTTTTCAGAGTTCTACTATAGAGGTTACAGCGACGAGTTTCCCGAATGGTGCTCAATTAAAGCTACATATAAAGATAACCCGCGCATGTCTGAGTCAGATATTCTAGAAGCTCGAAAGTCTATGTCAGACGCAGAGTTTAAACAAGAGTATGAAGCTGATTTTAATACCTACGAAGGACAGATCTGGAGATTTAACTTTACTACTCAGGTACAAGACCTGGCTTCTTTCGATACTTCGAATATGGATGTATTCGCAGGGCTAGACGTGGGGTATAAAGACCCTACTGCTTTCTGTGTAATCGCGTATGATTGGGATACGGAGACGTTCTACTTGGTAGACGAGTACCTGGATGCAGAGCGCACTACGGAACAGCACTCCATACAGATTAAAAAGCTAATAGATAAATGGGATATAGACTATATTTATATAGACTCAGCAGCGCAACAAACTCGATTCGACTTCGCCCAAAACTACGATATATCTACTATCAACGCAAAGAAATCAGTGCTAGACGGAATATCGCACGTTGCTGCAATAGTTGACAACGATACTCTCTTTGTACACCAAGAATGCTCCCATACCTTAGCTAGTTTAGATGCCTACCAGTGGGACAGCAACCCTAATCTTATGAAAGAAAAACCCAAGCATAACATGGCATCTCACATGGCCGATGCACTAAGATACGCGCTATATTCATTTCAAACTAGTGGTGGCACATTCTAGTACAGGTAAGAAAAATAGTGTTTGACATACAACCCCAACTTAGATATAATTTTGGATAATAAAATGGAACTAAAAAGAGATTTAGTAAAATACATTCGTGATAAGGCGAAGTCGAAATACAAAAAAGGACGTGAGTGCGAGATTTGCGGAGACACCGTAAAACTTGACTTTCACCATTTTCACAGCCTTACTAGATTAGTAGACAAGTGGGTTAAGCAAGAAAACTTAGAGCCTTACTTGGTACTGGAATGGCGAGAAGAATTTATTGATGAACATGATGCAGAGCTGTATGAGTATACCGCCACGCTATGTCACAAGCACCATTTACAGCTACACTCTATCTACGGTAAAGACCCTCTATTAACCACTGCTTCAAAGCAGGAGCGCTGGGTAAAAATACAAAGAGACAAACATGGCTTGGAATGATTTTTTTAAAAGAAATAAACCTGAAGAAGAAATAGTTGAAAAACTAAATCCTATTCAGCGCTACTTCGAAGGAGTAGACTCTAGCAAAGAGCATCATCTTAGCTATGAGAAGTATTACGAAGAGCTAGAAGTAGTCAATCGCGGCGTAAACATGATAGTAGATGACGTAGCGGAGATACCGACTTCTGTAGGGGAACCTACAAAAAGCCAAAGCCTAGTTAAGGGAATCAAAAGAGCTAAGGTTGACCTACTCTTAAATATTGAACCTAACCCTTTCCAGGATATAAGTACTTTTAAACGGAATGTAATTACCGACTTTCTTGTAGACGGGAATATTTTTCTATACTTTGATGGCGCACATCTATACCACTTGCCCGCACCTAAAGTCACAATACACGAAGACTCTAAAAAGTATATTGAAAAATATACTTATAATGAAGTAGACTTTTCTCCGGCAGAGGTAATTCATATAAAAGAAAACTCTTTCTATAGTATGTATAGAGGAACTTCTCGATTGCGCCCGGCCTTACGTACTATGAGTCTTATCAAACAAATGCGAGACTTTCAAGATAATTTTTTCGAGAATGGAGCAGTCCCAGGATTAGTACTAAAATCGCCAAACACTTTATCTGAGAAGATAAAAGAGCGTATGATTCAATCTTGGACAACCAAGTACAGCCCTAAAAGCGGGGGCCGTCGCCCTCTCATCTTAGATGGTGGCATAGAAGTAGACGATCTTACAAATGTAAACTTTCGAGACCTAGACTTCCAAAACTCTATTGCAGATAATGAAAAAACCATACTGAAGGTATTAGGGGTTCCTCCAATCCTCCTAGACTCTGGCAATAATGCAAATATTCGTCCTAATCTACGAATGTACTACTTAGAAACCATACTACCCATAGTTAGAAAACTCAATTATGGGCTAGAGAGATACTTTGGCTTTACTATTAAAGAAGATGTAACCAATATTCCTGCTTTACAGCCCGAGCTACGAGATCAATCCTCATACTATACTTCGCTAGTTAATGCGGGTATAATAACTTCTAATGAGGCTAGAACTAAGCTAGGATTCGAAGCTCTAGGGGGCAATGATGATATAAGAGTCCCAGCAAATATAGCAGGTTCCGCCGCAAACCCCGACGAGGGGGGCCGACCAGAAAATACCTCCGATGATGGAGAATCCCAGGAATAATTATGCCATTAAATACTCAACGAAAAAATAATATAGCACGTACTTTAGCAATGTACTTTGCAGAAAAAGGTAAAGTGCCCACATACTACGAATACAAAGCTGATAGTGGGCGCCCAAAAGGTATGCCATTAAAGTTTGTGCTCAACAATTTTAAAAGCTGGAGCGCAGTTCTACAGTACGTTAAACTACTGGAGCCACAGTTGTGGGATTTAGCAACAGGAAAACCGGCCCCTAAGGTAGAGCCTACGCCAGAACCTAAGCCTAAAGCTAAGCCAGCGCCTAAAATTACCCCAAAAGCTAAACCCGCTACTAACGTGGCAAGTAAAAAAGAGAAATAATATGGATAAAATCTTACATGTAGCCTCTACGTTTAAATCGCATGAAAATGACGATGGCAGCGTAATGATTCGAGGCATGGCAAGTACAGACCATTCAGACCGAGCAGGCGATGTAATAGCAGCCGAAGCTTGGACTAAAGGCGGTCTAGAAAACTTTAAGAATAATCCTGTAATCTTGTTTAACCACGACTATGATAAACCTATTGGTCGTGCTACAGGAGTAACTGTAACAGAGCGTGGACTAGAGCTAGAAGCTAAAATTAGTAAGTCTGCCCCTGCCGCAGTATGCGAACTAGTTAAAGACGGCGTTCTTGGAGCCTTTTCCGTTGGTTTCAAAGTCAAGGATGCTGATTACATAAAAGAAACTGACGGATTGATGATTAAGGATGCTGAATTGTTCGAGGTCTCGGTTGTTTCCGTGCCTTGCAATCAAGCAGCTACTTTTTCGCTAGCGAAGTCTTTTGACTCAGTTACTGAGTACGAAGAATTCAAAAAAACTTTCACCAATCGTGTAGATCTAACAGGTCAGTCTCTGACCAAAGAAGATGAAATTTCATCCAACCTGGTTAGTGACGCACCTACAAGCTCCGAGAAATCGGAAAAACAGGAGATCAAAATGGATATTAAAGAATCCGGAATCGACTTGGAAGCATTTGCTAAGAAAGTAGCTGAAGAAACTGCTGCTAAAATTGCAATGAAACAAGCCGAACAAAAAGCCGCTGATGAAGCGGAAGCAAAAGCTGCTGCTGAAGCAGAAACTCAAAAAGCTGCTGAGCAAGAAGCAGTAAAACAAACAATTCGTACTGGTATTGAAACTGGTGCTGAGCGTTTGCAAGCCGACATGGAAGCCGATTTTGCGAAAGCAAAAGACAGCGAACTTGCTGAGCTTACCAAGAAATACGAAGCTGATGTCAAAGAAAAGCAAGACGAGCTAGACGCAATGCGTAATAGCAAACGTGACTTTTCTGCAGAGCGTAAAGCTGCTTCTGGCGACCTTACTGCTTTTGGCAAGGAGTTCTTGCAAGCTAAGATTCTTGGCGCTATCACAGGTAAAGGGTATGACACTGATTACTTCCGTGGTATTCAAAAAGATGTAGGCTTTCCGCAGTCTAACGTCGATGGCAGCGATCCAGCCGTGGGTCTAGCTTCTATTGACTTGACTGTAGGTACCACTTTCCGTGATATCGTTCAGCTAGAACAGCGAGTTGCTAGCTTGTTCCAAGAAATCGCAGTATCTAGCCAAGCTACAGTATTGCCGGTTATTCAAGACGCAGACGCTGCTACTTTTGCCAATTCAGGCATTACAAACTTGGCTACCGGTGTTAGTCAAAACGGTATCGGCCCTGGCGATACCGTTTCGGTAAGAGCCCCGAATATTCCCGCTCATTTGGAAGCCCATTTTGCGGTGCCAATGACTGGCGCGGTGTTGAACAGTATCAATATTCGCTTGGATGCAGATACTTTCGCCTATATTTTTGATCATGGTGAATGCGACGTGCTGCTCATCGATGCGCAATTTGCCGAGGTTGCGAAGCAGGCGCTGTCAAAAAGCAGCCGACGCCCCCTTATCATAGACTTGGATGACTCTCTCGGACCACAATCAGTTCGTATTGGAAGTACAACTTACGAACAGTTTTTATTGACAGGCAATCCCGACATCGTCCCCGCCCTACCGGCTGACGAATGGCAGTCACTGGCGCTCAACTATACGTCGGGGACAACGGGCAATCCGAAAGGCGTCGTTTACCATCACCGTGGCGCTCATCAAAACGCGATGGGGAATATATTAGCGTGGAATATGGGACACGCACCGACCTATTTGTGGACCTTGCCTATGTTTCATTGCAATGGTTGGTGCTTTCCCTGGACTATTACCCTACTAGCCGGCGTCCACGTATGCTTGAGAGATGTGGCTGCTGACGCGATTATAGAAAGTATCGTCGCCAACGATGTCAGCCACATGTGCGGCGCTCCTATTGTTCTTTCGATGATAGCCAACGCACCGGAAGTTTTGCGAAATCAAATTCCTAAAGGCATCAAAATAATGACTGCGGGTGCAGCGCCGCCTGCGGCGGTGATTGTTGCAATCGAAGATCTCGGCGCCGAAATTACCCATACTTACGGCCTAACAGAGGTTTATGGCCCCTGCGTATATTGTGCCTGGCATACGGAGTGGGACGAGCTTAGTCGCGAGCACAGGGCTGCAATGAAAGCCCGCCAAGGCGTCGCCTATCCCGTACTGAACAACCTCGATGTACTTGATCCAGAAACGATGAGACCGGTGCCTGATGACGGCGAAACTATTGGTGAAGTGATGTTCCGCGGCAACGTCGTGATGAAAGGGTATTTAAAAAACCCAGACGCCACCCGCGAGGCGCTCGCCGATGGCTGGTTCCACTCGGGAGATCTAGCGGTAAAACACCCCGATAATTACATTGAAATCAAAGACCGCTCCAAGGATATCATTATCTCAGGTGGCGAAAATATCTCGTCAATAGAAGTAGAGTCAGCCCTGTATCAGCACAGCGCGGTGTTAAGTGCTGCCGTGGTTGCCAAGGCTGATGACAAGTGGGGCGAAACACCCTGTGCTTTCGTTGAACTAAAAGACGGCACCACGCTTGACGCACAAACACTGATCGCTTTCAGTAGAAATCATTTGGCCAGTTTCAAAATTCCAAAGCATGTGATCTTTGGCGAACTACCAAAAACTTCAACTGGGAAGATACAGAAATTTATTCTGCGGGAGAAAGCAAAAACAATCGTCGATTAATTGTCGTGGCAAAAGATTGCTATCGACGCTAACCACCTGATTCTAGGCGAAAAGTCTCGCTAAAAGATCGTGGTAAACTACAATAACCTAACTATTAGTAAATACTTGAGCTTATGCCACTTTCACCGCCATCCAGTAAATTGCAACCTTGGAATTTCGTCTTCCTTCGCATTTGGGTGATCCTCCTGTTAGCTTTTAACGCCACTGCCACCACTTCTGCCACTGAAACGATACAGACACCAACGCCGTCAACAGAAGAATTGCTAACCATCAATATGCGTGATGCGGACATTGGCTCTGTTATTCAGTGGATTGCAGAACAAACGAATAAAAAAATAGTGGTTGATCCAAGAGTCAGAGCCAAAGTCACCATACTCGCCAATAAAGGCATGACGGCAGACCAGGCTTTTGAGGTATTTCTGGCGATGCTCGACGTCTATGGTTACGCCGTCACCGAAACTGGCGGAATCTTGCGGATTTTTCCTGCGGTGCAAGCAAAGTCATCACCCAAGCAACTGGTAGAAAATTTTAGTGCACTGGGAGGTGGCGAGCAAATCCTGTATGTTTTTAAGGCCGAAAATGTATCGGCAAATAGATTGTTAGAGGTGTTAAAGCCGCTTTTGCCGAGTAGTGGCTATATCGCTGCCTACCCCCAGAGTAATAGTCTTATTATCGCCGACGAAGCAGAGAACGTTAAACGACTGGTTGCTCTTGTAAGAAAAATAGATGCTTCCGGCAGTATTGATATCGAAGTGATTAATTTACTGCATGCGGATGCTGAAAATGTCTCGGGCCTCGTTCTGTCACTATTAAGCGATACAACAGGCGAAACATTTTCAATTGCCCCTGACATTCGTTCTAACAGTTTATTGATGTCTGGCGATGCAGCCACCACTCGAAGAGTGCGACAACTTGTCAAACAGCTTGACCAGCCTATCAGTGACAATGGTAATACTCGCGTCGTCTATCTCCATTATCTTGATGCCAAAGAAGTATTACCTATCCTGAAGGGCATGGGCGCGGCCATGCAGGAAAATAATAGAAATGCTGGTGACTCTAGTGACATCAGCATTGAAGCCAGCGAAAGCTCCAATGCCCTGGTTATGACCGCCCCGCCATCGATGCTAGATGTCATGTCCCGAGTAATCGAACAGATAGATATACGACGAGCTTCGATATTGGTTGAGGCTATCATTGTTGAGGTCAGCAAAGATTTTTCACAAACGATAGGCGTTGAGTGGAACACCAGCCTCAGCGCCAATGCCGGAGCAGAAGCTCTTACCAATTTCGGCCTGAGAAACGTCAACGAAAGCGGCGCCGTGTCTTTACTGGGCGCCGGACTCAATCTAGGATTTTATCGCAATGGCAGTTTGCGCGTCTTAGCTCAAGCGATAGCCAACGAAAACGATGCGAATATTTTATCAAGCCCCCGTATTATGACAATGGATAACGAAGAGGCTGAGATCCTTGTGGGGTCTAATGTACCCTTCATCACAGGGCAGTCTACGGGATCATCATCCAGTACTGGCGATCCTTTTACGACGATAGAACGGCATGACATCGGCCTGACATTAAAGATTACGCCGCAAATAAATGAAGGGGATTCAATCACTCTGGATATCTTGCAAGAAGTTGAAACAATATCCGAGGCTACCACCGTCGCAAACGATATAGTCACCAATAAACGTAGCATCAAAACCAAAGTCATTGTCGAAGACGACGCCATATTAGTGCTCGGGGGACTAGTTTCTGACGACACTCAAGAACTGGTTAGCAAGGTCCCCTTTCTGGGTGACTTGCCTCTGTTGGGAGGCCTTTTTAGAACCACAACAGACACGGTTGTGAAAAAGAATCTGATGGTGTTCATTCACCCAGTTATTGTTGACTCCGACCAGATATCAGACAATGTTTCCCGAAAAAACTACGATTTAATGAAAAGCTTACAAGAAAAATACAATACAGGGAAATTCAGCGTAGACGACACCGCTTTACCTGACTTCAATCAATTCAAACCTCAAGAGAAAAAATAATTACCAATTTTCAACCACATCAATCATAAACCGATAGCGTTTTTTCCAGTCTAAAACCACTCCCTTTTCGGTGATTTCAATCAATGTCAAACCTTCCGAAACAACGGCGCCTTCTTTAACTCGTCGCTTGTTGATAATAATAGTTCGACGATCTACGTTTGCAGAATACACATGAAATGAAAAAATAAGGGAGGGAATTGCCTGCTGCACAGGGTCTGGTAAATCGGCAAATTCAACCACTGTATTTATTGCTAAGCGCTCTATGGCTCTATTTTTATTCACCTCATTTTTTGCGATCACTGTTTCATTCGACACTGCAGCCTCAGCTTCTAGTGGCGATACTGACCCTCGGGCCGCAGCACGGCCTGCAACCCCCTGTCGATCAGCTACCTCGATAGATTGCTTGTCAACGCCATAAGCTGCAACAAACCAAACGGCCACAGCGACAAGGGATACCACACACACGCCCATAAACAATGCAATTAGCCGCCACTTTGAGGGTGTGCCACCGCTAAAGTGCGGTTTATGTATGGTCTGCAGGGTAGGATTGTTTCCTTGCTGACGCTCTTGGTCGGACTTTTTTAGTGCATCTAATATGTAGGACATCAGCGGCCTTCCAATTCTATGGACGCCAGCACTGTATCGCCCTTATAGACTGCAGCGATAAATGCCATCAGTAAACTCCAATCAATGATCGCATTTTGAGCCAAACCCAATCCCTCCCGTAGTTCTTTTACCACTGGCACCCGTTCTGAGTGGTGCAGCCAGACGTCACCTTTAAATGACAAATGATGTTCATGAAATGTTGATGCCTTGTTATTACCCTCTTGATGCGTGATCGTAGCGATAGCTGCAGGTCGCAAGTCTTCGACAATACGCAGCTGCCGAAACTCCGCCAGTGAAGAGGCCGTTGACTTCACGCAATAGTGAATGTCCGTCAGTAGAGAATAATCATCGTAAGCATTTCTAGCCATCACTACGGGTAAACTCCGGGGCTCAAAGAGCTGCTGCTGCAAAACCAAGACCGACGATGATGGGACTGGATAGCGATATGGCACAGCCGATACATTATTAACCTGCTTTTGTACTACTGGGTTAGTTTCATTTGATATGCCCAGCTTTTTGGTAACTTCTCCACTGAGCAAAGCCCATACCAAAAAACTAACTAAGCCCAGCAAGACAATACCCATTAAAGCTAC